GTGATTTCGCGACGTCAGAAAAAACTCATTGTCCTGATTTAAATGAAAAGACCACCGAGTATGAGCTCGATGGTCTGTTGGCCGGCTTGATCTATAGCCAGCGTTCGTTAGTCCACGTTAATCGTGTGAGTGTCTTGTCTTGTTTGCGACCATTGCACCGGTTGCATGCTGATTGCAGGTTATTGATGTCATGGTTCGGTTCGCCATCGCCAGGCGGAATGATGTGGTCGATGGTCCAGTCTTTGCCCTCGAGATGCTTGCCACAGTACGCGCATACTGGTTCGAGTACTGTCTTGGCGTAGGCTCTTGCCTTGCGCCATTCAGGTGAGTCATGCCAGTTAGACATAGCGTCGCCTTCTGCCATTGGTTGCCAGGTATAGGGGTAGATCGGGTAGGGCTTTGTGTATTGCGTCGAGGATGTTGCTGTTGTTATCGGTGTATGAATGTGCGCTGATGCGTTTGAGTACAGCTGCTTTGCGTTGGCCTTCGAGTGTGTCCGTTCCCATGCGTACGGTGTGGATGCGTTGGACGTTAGGGAATGCTTCACGTACTTGGGCGTAGAGGTTGGCGTGAGAGCCTGGTCCTTGGGCTGTGATGATGGTGAACGCGCCTTTTGGTGTGTAGATCACTGACGTGAGGTTCTCTCCTGGATAGGAGACGTTAGCGAGCGTGCCGACTAGGTCATAGCAGTGTAGCATTAGTCGAGCCAAACTTTGTAGGCGGCCGTTACGCGTCCCTTGTCTGGGTCTATGAAGTGTAGGCGTTGGCTTGGTGTTGCTGATGCGGCCATAGTGATCCCTGCGTACCGGTTGTCTGACTCGGTTGAGCCTGTCTGATACACAGCGCCTAGGCCGTCAGGTAGCGCCCATTCGGCGTGTGTGTGATAGTGGCCGATGTATGCGTCGCGGAATGCCCAAGGGTATGAGCCTGATTTCCACTTGGCTACGTGTGTAACGATTGCGGTTGGTGATGCGTAGCCGTTGCGACCTACCTCGTCGCCATGTAGGACGATTGCGCGGTAGTTGCCTATCTCAAGGCGTTGGATGTCTTCAGGGCACTCTTGCCAGGTGAGACGCTTTTCGCCTTGGAGTAGTTGCCGGGCGAGCTCGTAGCACATGCGGTCAACGTTGTCTGATCGTGGGACACCGTCGCGCTTTGAACCGATACGGCCGTGATTGCCCCATTCGGGAACTACTAGGACTTCTTCGTAGGCGGCTAGGGCTCGACGTATAACGTCAACCAGGAGTCTTGAGACGTTGACGTATTGCTCGAAAAGGGTTGAGTCGATTTCCCATGCTTGACCCGGATAGTTCCATAGCCCTTCAACCATGTCTCCAGTGAACGCGATAACACATTTACGGACTGGGTGGTGGGAGCGTTGGATGTTGGTAATGTCGACTGCTCTGTCGGTGTAGTTGAGTACTCGTTCACGCATGACCTCGCTGTTGTAGGTGGTTGTTATTTTTGAGCCTTGCCAGTCGCCCATAACCCATAGGGCTACTTCTGGGCGTCCTTTGCGTTTGTCTTTGACTGGTGCCGGCACTTTGGGGATGCCACCGAGTGCGATCATGGCGTCGAAGGCGCTGGCGCGTGTTACCTCGACTAGGTGCTCGGTTCGGTCTTTGGCGGCTAGGAGTGCAGCTTGTGTGCGTCGGAGTGCAGCTCGAAGAAGTTTGACGTCTGCCGGTTCTTCTTCGGGTGCGGTTAGGTTCTCGAGCATCGGCATGACTTTCGGACATGGAACCGGATGGTGTCGGCGGTGATGCGGATGCCGCGCTCCTGGAGTGCTTTGGCGAGGCTGAATGGTGTCCAGCGTGTGTCGTCGTATGCGGCGGCGAGGATGTCTGCGTCGTCTTTATCGAGTTCGATAAGTAGGCGGCCTGCTTTGCAGGGTTCGACTTTGACCTCTGGGGTTAGATCTGCGAGCTTACCCATTGTTGCCAGCCTCCTCTGCGCGCTTAGCCGCCCACTGGCATAGTCGGGCGATGAAGTTTTGAACGGCCACGTCGTCGTTGTTTTTGACTTCGTCGATTAGGCGGTCCATCCATGCTTGCCATTCGTCGGCTTGCCCAAGCTTTTTGGAGATGCTCACGATGCTGGTGATGGTTTCAGGGCTGGTCATTGTTTTCTCCTTTGATTGCGGCGATGACCCAGTCCATACGGATTGGATGTTTTGGACATTCTGGTTCTCCGCACCAAAAACCGCGGATTAGGTCGAGAATACGTGCACGTTCGCGCTTGGTCGCCATTTCCACGACCTTGTCTAGTGTCTTGTTGCTCATGCGACACTCCAAACTATTGCCGATCTCTTTGCGGCAGTTTTCTTGTAGCCCACTGGGACAACCTTACCCAGTAGCGCCAGCTCGTGCCTGCGTGAACGAATACCGGATGGTGATGCCAGGGGCACGATGTCGGCGTCCATGCTGTTCAGTGCCAGGTAGTGTTTGACCAGTTCTTCATCGGTCATCGGGAACGACAGGATTGACATGATCACCGATTGGGTTCGGGTTTCGTTGCGAACCGAGTCGGCGGCCTCGTGTGAGGTGTGTGGGTCGAGTTTTCTTGCGTGTGCCATTTTGCCCTCCTAGGCTAGGTGTTCGGTTGAGTTGTTAACGCGTGTAGCTGCGTCTTGGACTGTTTCGTGGAATAGTGTTGCGACTTTGACTAGGGCTCGGCGGTAGCGGCCGAAGTTTTCAAAGCTGGGGTTGTTTAGCATGGCCTCACACATGAGGCGAGCCTCTTTGATTGCTCCGATTTTTGCGAGGTCCATTACTGCATTTCCTTGCGAACCCAGATGATGCCCAGGATGCAACCGAAGGCTAGTAGCCAGCCTGTTGCTACCGGGTGGTATTGAACCAGGGTGATTAGGCCGTAGATTGTTGCGACCAAGGCCCATAGTGTTGCGATTGCTTTCAGCATTATGCCACCGCCTGCTGGTTGTATACCTGGCGGTAGTAGCCGTAAAGTTTCTTTGCCAGGTCAATGCGGTTTGCGTGATGTTCTGCCTCGAGCTGTTCGTCTTCCCAGAGGATGTTCCAAAACCATTTCTGAAATGCATGGATGCCGGCTGGATTGATTCTGATGTCTGAACACACCTCGCTCAACTTGGCATTCAATGCCCACTCGTGGAACTTGATGGATTCTGGCGAACGGTCCTCTAGATCGTCCTCCAGGTATTCCTGCATAGCGTCGTATTCGCCGATCTGGGCGAATGCTTCTTTGGTAGCACTCATTTTTCTTCTCCGTTCTCGTGCTGTGTTTCTTACTGTAGCAGTTGCTTGACCTTTTTGCTACCTGTCGGCGTGTCGTTTTATTTCATAAGCCCTAAAAAGGACTCCCTCGCGTGTGCCGTAATCTTTGCGAGCGTTCAGGATGATTACCTGGCTATCGTCCTTGAATACCCTCCCAGTGGCCGCGTCCAAGACTGTGCGAATGAGCTTGTCTAGATCAGGTTTGACACTCATGTGCGAGCGTTTCACCGTCTTAGGCTGAATGAACGTGAAGAGCAGCTCGACGCGTACCGGGTTGAGTGTTGGCTCAAGTCCCTCAAGTGCAGCTGACACTGTTTGACGCCAAGCCTTGTGATTCTTGTTCGCCTCAAACATGACCGCCTTGCCATTCACTACAGCCGCCGACTTGCTCCCCTGGGGGATTGGTCTGCCCTCAATAAACGCCTCGACAAGCATTAGAACGGTGCGTCGATGGCGATGTCGTTGCCCTGTCCATCGCGAACAGTGGCCGCTCCAGTGGAGATGATTTGAGCGATGCCCTCTCGCAACGTGATCAGGGTTGGCTCGTTCAGGTGAGTCTCGCGCCCGGTCTTCTCAAGGCCATGCTCGTCCTTGTAGGTGGTTTCCTTCTCGTACCAGTCAAAGCTTGAGACCTCAACCCAGTCGCCCTTCTTGGCACCAGTTGGCATTTCAAACCAAACAACGTACTTTTTGAAGATTTCTTTGCCGGTCTTTTTGATGGTTTTACGCACCCATACGGTGATCATGCCGCGCTCGGTTGCTGATGCCACGGTGCCGCTGATTTGGATTTTCTCGTTCATCCGATTTTCCTATCTAGATTTCTTTTAAGTTAATTATTGTTAATTACTATTTGGAGGACAGTACTGACCTGTATTGCGACCAGTTTTGACCTGTATTGCGGTCAGTATTGACCTGTATTGGTGCATTTTTTGACCTGTATTGCGACCGCCGAGACTTGGTCAAAGTGATGATTTCGGCGGAGGTTTCTTTGTGTGAGAACGACCCATCGCATGACTCTGGGCACTCCAGGATGATGAAGTAGCGGTTCGTCATTCGAGCCCCATGACCTGCCCCATCGTTCGGGATGATGTCGATTTCATAGTGATCGCGTAGTTCTTGAATGTGGCGTCTAATGGTGCGTTCGCTCATGTTGCAAAGTCGGGCGAGAGTGCTTTGACTCATCCAAGCGCCGGTCTCATTCTCGTGATACGCGATTGCCATTAGAACGAGCTTTGCGTGTGGGCTGGCTTTGCTGTGATGCAATACGGCCGACATAGCCTCTGAACTCATTTTTTCCTCCGTTTGGTATAGGCTGGTAATGCCTCTGGCGCGTTCTCCGATTCCGCGCCAGGGGCTTTTATTTGGTCTTTTGGCCGAGCTCGCGAATGTACTCGATGGAGGCGCTAGGCGCTTTAGCCTTGACCGCTTCTCCATACAAGGCTCTTAGAGCCTCTATAGACCCATTAGCGGCCAGAATGTCCGCCTCGTTCTTCCAAAGCCTCTGTGGGGCATCCTCGGGCTGTTTACGGGCGTTTACTTCGTCAAGTGAGGCAACCGCTTTGGTGTCTGCACCTGTAGCGGCCACAATAGCCCTGCCCCAGGCGCTCGTTTCGGCCACCATAACCTCGGAGTCCTTCGTGTATGGGGTTTTACCTGGCACTGGCTCCCATGCTGAACCGATGCCGGGACGCTGGTCGTCAGGGTAGCGAAAACAAGCTGCAACATAGAGTACGAAGGTTTGCTCGCCGATGGTGTGGAACTCAAGACGGACTTGCTGGAGTGAGCCGTCTGGGTAGGCCGCTTTGAACTCGCGGATGCGTGTAGCGACGTCAACGTAATCTTTGGCAAAAGCCATGTTTTTCTCCGATTCGATTTTGTTATTTTTGGATGTTCTTGGCCGCTAGTGTAGCACTTCCGATAGACAGGACCGCGGCGACGATGTTCATGATCTGCCCGGCCACTCCCTCGGTTGTGAGACCTAACGTAACCAATAGTGGCACTACTGCGCCCACAACTCTATAGATCCATAGGCGAGTTTCTGCGTCTAGCTTCACTTCTTGCTCCTTGTTGGCTTCTTGGCTGGCGCTGGTTTGATGTAGGGGTGCGCCTGAATGTGTTTGAGTGGGTCGATTAGTTTGCTTGCGATGCACTCGGCAGGGTTCTTGGAGGTGGCCATAGCCAGGTGCAGGTGCGGCCCGGTCGTGAATGTGCCGGTGTTGCCTACGTGGCCGATAATCTGGCCGATTTCGAGCTTGTCGCCTTGGCGGAGTATTGGCAGTTCTTCGAGGTGGTTGTATTCGACGAAGTAGCCGTCCAGCGTGGACTGCACCAGGGAGTGGCCTAGCCCGACCGACGTGTAAACCTTCATGACAGTGCCGGCGGTGATGGCTGGGATGTCCGAGCCTGCCGCTGGATGCCAGTCCTGGCCTCGGTGAGGGTGTGAACGATACGCGGCCATAGTGCCGAACGCGTCGCCACGCTTCGATGCTGGGAATGGTTCGATGTAAGTGGCCACTAGAACCCTTTACTAATCATGGTGATGATCACCGAAACGATGACCGCCGAACTAATGCTCGTTATCCAGGCACTCTGCCAGCGAGCCTTCTCAAGCTCGCGGATGCGGCTCTCATGATCGGCGATGATTTCTAGGCGCGCCTCAATGACCGCTAGGCGGTTAGAGATGTCGGCGAGCAGTGTGGGAGTAGTTGCTCGAGGTGATTCCTCGGGCATTACTCTGCGGCAGGCGTGGTTTCAGCAGGCTTTGGCTTTGCGACTGGCTTAGGCTCGGCTGGTGATGGGAATGGTGCGTGGTCGACGTTGCCCATTTAGTTCTCCTCTGGTAGTAGGGTTGCGTGGCATCCGCCACATTCGGCTTTAACCGGGTGGTCGTCGCCGAAGTCATAGATGACGCCCTCGTTAGGGCAGTCGGTAGCAGTGCAGATGAACTTACTCATTACGCTCCTTGGTACGTGCATTGGAATGTGATTTGGTGGTTGCCAGCGGATGCCCACGTGAATGGCACTGTGGTGAACTGTGAGGTTTCGCTCAAGTAAGTTCCAGCCGCGTTGTTGGCGTACAGGGCGATGCGGTTCGGGTTTAGGTTTACGATGCGGACCGCGCCAGGGTAGTTGACTCCAGCGGTGTTGTCTCGCATGACGCCGATGCCAATAGTTTCAACAGTGTTGATGGCTAGGGCTGGAGCCACAGGTAGCGACACTGTGATTTGAGTAACACCTGAACAGTTAGCGCCCACTGAAATGCGACCCATGTAGATCACTGTCTTGCCGATGCGAGCATAGTAGGTCGAGACCGAGTTGCTTGTCCCCAGCGTGATGCCAGTGAGGGTCGGGGTAAAGGCGTTCCAAGCGATGTCAAAGATTACCCAGGCACTGCCGTTGTAGATCGTGTAGTGGTCGCTGGCGGTTAGGTAGGCGATCATGCCTTCGGTGAGGACGCCGCTTAGTGCGGTGTCGCGCGCGGTGCTGTTCGTGAACACCATGACCGACTGGTTCATTAGGTAGGTGTTCATGTCGCTTGCTAGGGCCGTTGTGCCAGCAGTGAATGATTTGTATGCCATTAGATTCCTCTCCACAACTCTATCGCGATGTCCCAAGAGTCGGGGGTTATGTGGTGGTTTTGATGCGTTACGAAATAGGTTTCGCTAAAACTGATGCCGCCGAGGTTGTAGCTGATTTTTTGCGGTGAAAAGAAGTGATTTGCATCTAAGTTAATCCAGTCCCATAGTTGGCCTTCACGTTTGATTGCGTCGAATGATAGGCCTTGGACTCGGCGAACGTTGGTGGTCAGGTTTAGGCGGTCGAGCCATAGTTGAGTGCCGGTTGCGTCGTCGATTGGCACAGTGATGTCGAGGCTGACTGCGCCGTAGAGATCATAGGCGTCTTGGTTGCGGAGTGTGAGCTGCGAACCGCCAGTGTAGGTTGCGATGATTTCGTTGGGTAGGTCTCGCGTGTCTGCCTTCATGGTTAGCCCGGTCATGCAGATGTGCGTTCCAGCGGTGGAGTGGGTTGTCGAGAAGTGGTAATCGTAGGTGCTACTGATGATTGTGCCGAGGTCTTCTTCGCTCAAGTATTGCATCGTGCCGTCAGGGTTCAGGTAGAGTGCTCCGAGACCTGCAATAAGGGCATCTTTGACGATGTCGCCGACGCGAACGTTCGTGTAGGTTTTGGCGGCCATGAAGTAGATGTCTGGCAGGATGTTGGCGGTTAGTCCGGTGTAGTAGGTGTTTCCCAGATCGGTGAGTACGTCTGCCGGGTATTTGCTTAGTGAACCGATGGTGTAGGACGCGACGCGCGTGTTTAAGAAGTCCTGCATGGCGTCGACTGCCTGGATAGTGATGACGTTGTTGCCTTGCTGGTTGTATGCGGCGGAGAAGTCGCGGACAGTGCCTTGGAAGATGTACTGAATCAGTGATGGGTTTGTATCTGGGATGGACTGGATGCCGATGCGGATTGGTGTGCCCGAGTGGATGCGAGCGTTTGAGAATGGGTCGTAGTCTGCGCCCTGCAGCTTGATTGTGGCCACGCCCGAGGATGGTTGCACAAAAATGCCGCTTTCGACCGCGCAACCCTGCCCGATTGTGATGTCAAAAGCCTCACAGTGCAAGTCAGTCCATGCGGTCGAACCGCCGGTCGAGTCCCAGTTGGCGTTGTCCCAGGTACTCACGCCCCAAGTCATAGCGGTTGCGCTAGGGATTTGAAACTCGATAACAACGTTGTTTTTGATAGAGAAGACGTCGTTAGCCATTAAAACGCTACCGTTCGGCCTCGACTAATTTCGTACCGGCGAATAGCCTGCACGATTTCCTCCCCAGTAATCGACGCCTTGTTGATGTTGATGTTGTAAGTGTTGCCACCCATGCCGCCGAGACGGTCGAGTGGGATGATGGCCTCGGCTTTGCCAGCCTCTGCGACGTTGACGAGCGAACCGCCAGGTGAAGGCATGACGATGCCACCCTTAGCCAAGCGTGGAATGTGCACTTTGCCAATAGTCGGGATTTTGAAACCGACCTCTGCGCCACCCATCCAGTCAGGTAGTTTGACATGGATTTTGTTTAGCGCCTTCGGGATCATGTTGATGCCGTCGATGAAGAAGTTGATGAACCCCTCCCAGATACCGATGTAGCCGTTGACTAGGCCTTTAAAGAACTGGCCGACGCCATTGAAGGCTTCAGGGATTTTTCTGGCAAACCCTGCGAAGGCGTCTAAGACTGGCTTGATGAAACCGAGGACACCTTTCAGAACCTCGCCTAGTAGTTTGACGATTGGAACTAGGAGGATTTTCAGGATCTCCACGACAGGTTCGATGACTGGCATGAGTGCCTCAAGCAGGCTGA